TAAACTGTTTTTTCGATATTAACAGGTCTCTGAACTTATTCAAAATAGTCTGTGAATAAATACCAATATTCATAGACTTTGTATAAATTTTTATACTTGATACGTCAGAAACATCTATTGATTTCAATTTACTGAAGAATGTATCTCCAACCTCACATGTATCATGGATATAAAAATAGTGTTCGTCGATATTACCACGATATAATTCGACTAGTGCTATTAATGCAGTGTAATCAATGCTGTTATAATTGCATTTGATATAGGTTATATTACCACTCTTCTCAAAAATATAATCATGCTCTCCAAAATTTCCCCCGATAAAAACCAGAACATCATATTCATTGAACTCGGGGTGTTTCTTCATACTTTCCAACAAGCAATGGAGTTCAATGCTGTTTTTTAAGTTTGAATTTATCGCAATTTTCATGGTTAGTTATTAGTGTTTTTCTTTTCCCTGCTGCTTAACGTGAACCCAAGGACTGTTCTTCTTTGTTCCGCGCATTGTGTCTGCCGAGTACTCGTCCTGCGACAACATCGCGCTGGAAAAAGGTTTATTGTCGGCCCACAAGGAATCATCACATAAACGAAATGATGGATGGTCACTTGCTTTGTACCAAAAAACCTGATCTTCAAGGCGGTTCGACTGAACCCCGTTGCAGATTACGAGACATTCGAAATTTTCGGTGCACTGGTCCATGAACTGACAGAACATTTCAAATGTTGGGAACATACCAGCATAGTTCTCGTAAATACGTCGTCGGTTTCCAAGAATGTTCTCACGCAAAATAAAGATAAAATCTACGTTTGTACGCAAATTAGGAGTAATACCCAAGGGATACTGCATAGTAATAATAGTCATCACATCAATGTGTCGACCGTTCATGAAAATGTAACGAGTAGACTCTTCCTTAATCCAAGTATTATCAAAAAGACAATCGTCCAAAATCAGAAAGGCGCGGGGGTCAGTAGACGAATTACCGCCAGACCTTCCCTTTTCTCCGTTTCGAGCCGTTTTCACACCTAACTGCCGCTTAATAACATTCATCACAATTTCCGGACGGTACTTGTCGTGAATCAGTTTGGATGGAACCATATGCTGAAAAAACTCGTTTGCGACCTCAGTTGCCGAAATCACTGTTCCGATCGGAAAACATGTTTGGGTGTTGAACAGAATATCACGCACCAAGAAAGATTTACCAGTATCTTTCTTTCCGATCAGAACAATCATTGGAGACTTTCGAGAATCTATTTCACATCTATCTTTGAGCATATTGATATCGAACTTCTTTATTGAAAAGTTCATGCTCATCTTGCTTTAAGTGCGTGAACTTTTTAGTTTATGTTTAACACGCCATAATAATATGGTTAAACGCAAACCGACGTCCTCAAGTAGCGACCTTCGTACCAACGCAGTCGCACTCTCTGTGCAACGATACGAAACACTTAAAGCTCAGCAGCCATGGGGAATCAGGCACATACAACCCTTTTTTCCACCTATCCAGAAACTGTTCAAAACTGAAGTTCGTGATTCACCGCAAGAGTTTGGATTTAGATTAGATGAAAGTGTTTCTGCGATTATAGACTCGACTTCAATCCGAACGTCGAAAGGCCATACAGTTCCAGTACATCGCAAAACTACTATGCTCTTATCCCCTTTTAAGTGGATGCAGGGAGATTATGGTTCATCTCTAGGTCTTCCTACCACCGAAGAACAATCTGCCGAAATCCAACGAAAGATTCAAGACCCAAATAACGCAGCCTATGTCGGTGCCGTCCTTTCTGTTATTCTAGCCCAGTCTGGATGCCCTCATTTCCCGAAAGTGTATGGAGTATTCACGGGAGTCGCAGAAAAGCACACCATTGATATCTCAGACGATTACGCCGATTTATCAGAGCGCTCATGGTTTTCTTCCAATATCGGAAAAACTTTCGATATCCGTCTTACCGAAGGTATTCATGCATCTGGTGATTTCAATCATACTCGAGGAGCGCGCGCAGGTATTTTGCTAGGGGAAGAAATCACACTTGAAAACGTAGAAGAACTTCAAGCGCCAGAAGTTTTACCAACCGAACCTGCTGAGATGAATCAGATGATGCGAGATGCAGATGATACCGATGATGACGAGAGTGATAGTTCGTCCGTGTCTACCTCTTACATTTTCGGAATTAAGTCTTGTGAATGCGAATCGGATGAAGAGGATGATGAGGAAGATGATGATTGTGAACCGTTTGCATGGGCATCATTTACCAACGTTCCCGTTCAAATAACAGTTATGGAAACATGTACTGGAACATTTCACGAACTGTGTTCAGCAAATCCCGATTCAAATAAACACCTCGATTGGCTGACCCAAGTAATATTCGCTCTTGCTTTTGCCCAGCGTAATTATGGGTTCACGCACAACGATTTGCATTCCAATAATGTTATGTATGTTCCCACAGAACGTGAGCATATGTTTTATAGTTGCGGTGGATCGTTCTTCAAAGTTCCCACGCACGGATACCTTATTAAACTAATTGACTTTGAGCGAAGTATTGGATCGGTTCGTGTAATAGGAATGAAAGAACCCAAACTGTTTATGAGCGACCATTTCTCCGTAGAGGAAGAGGCTGGAGGACAGTACAATTTTGAGCCATGGTATATCCATAAATATCCCGAAATCAAACCTAATCCATCATTCGATCTTGTTAGGTTAGCTACATCTATGTTCTGGGACTTGTTTCCAGAAGGACCTGGACACAAAGAGTACGAAACAAACAAAGTGTATATTCTTTTTATGAAATGGTTAACGTTGGACGATAACCAATCAATCCTCTTTGGAAAAAAGGATGCTCAACATGATCGGTATCATGGCTTTTATCTTTACAAGGCGATAGCTCGCTACTGTAAAAATGCAGTTCCCCGCACCGAAATTATGTCTTTGAAATCTACGTATTCAGTCAATTCTCTCCCTCCTGGAGAATACTGTTGTATGATTGAGGCTTGAGATTGGATTAAAAAGATGGCTTACCCACAAAAATGTCCTGAACACTGGGAATTTCCATAGTCTTGACTGCGTCGGCAACAACTTCACTGGATGTCGCAAACACTACCCCAGCCGTGATAATACCCCCAAATATCGACAGCTTTCCTGCATCTACCCACACAATGGGTTCGTTTTTTGACCGACGCTCCAGAGCATACACAATAAAGCATACTAGCGCAACAGACACAGCCGCAATAACAATCATCATTTATTTATTCTGCCGTCAACCAAAATTCTACAAGTTTAGAACGAGAGTGTTATCACCCTCCGCTCCAAGCTTTCCTTCGATTTCTTTCAGAGGATCATCGGCTTCTACCGGCTCTGGCTCCGGCTTCTTGTCCATATCCTCAAACTCAATCGTAGTTTCTTCCTCACCAACCCGAATATCGGCTCGCTCCTCGTTATCCGTTCCATCATCTTCCTCATCGCTCTCACTCTCGTTCTCTTCAAACTTTACCTGTTGAACTGGAGCGGGTGGAGGAGGGGGAGGTACATCGTGCGTGGGCTGTAGAACAGGTAGAGTTTCAGAAACGTACTCGTCATCGGCAAAGTACTTCTTAGCAATAGCTTCCCATGGAAGAAAGCTACGAATCGTCTGCTCCATACAATCCGTCACCACCTTTTCTACTTCCTGCCGATTACGCGCTTGCTGCTCCGTAGATACACCCACTGTCTTGAAATAGTACGCCATCTGCCATAGCTTGCGCGCAGACTGTTTGTAAAGTTCATGTACAAACTTTGCGAACGTCGGGCGGTCAAAATCAATTTTGATTTCAGAGGACGAGCCACGGTAATGTAGAGACGCAAACGATTTCATGTAAGAAATGAATACGCCCATTAGAAGGTCATCCATATACGTGCATCCCGACACCTTAATGATACGTTCAACTTCAGTGGATAGAGTAGATTCAGTCCAATCGGGAATACGCGTTAACATATTCTGGAACGTCCGTAGAATCTGGTCTAGCTGGCCATTACGTTTGCAGAGTTCCTCGGCCGAATCACAGATGCTCCAGAATCCATCGGCGACCGGACTTACAAGAAGACCTACGAGATGTTCGCGTAAATGAGCCTTGGCGAATTCAGTGGACGACATTTACTAGTTTTACCCACTATAAACCTATGCAGGAAACGCATCCTTAAAAACGGATTTTATTAGTCTAAGTTACAGCAGATTGTTCCCTGTTATAAATATCTTACCTTAAAAGCTTACAGCCTTAAGAAAGATGTCCGACACCCCGACGATGAATTCCAAGGCGGCGCTCAAGCTCATTTCTGAGATTGAAGCTCGCACCGAGAAGCTGAAGGCGATGTTTGAACCTGTTCCTGCGAATGCGGGTGCTGGTAAGTCGGATAGCGAAAAGACAGGACCGGTGCGCAAGACGCGTACCAAGAAGACCTCGTCAGCTGATGAGGCACCCAAGACTGCCCCGCGGATTTCGCGGATCGCAGGCAAGGACGCTGAAGCTCTCTACACGGGCTTCGACAAGGACGATAAGAAGGGTCGTACGGCGCATCGCGAGGCTTTCAACAAGTATGTTGAGAGTCTGAGCAATGATGTGTTCATGGCTAAAGACAGCCAGCGTGCTCTCATTGACGAGTTCAACAAGACTATCACAGTCACGACCGCTGAGCCGGTGACGGATGGTCACGAGAGCGCTGCGAGCGAGGCCGAGTGAATTAACTTGTGCAACCACGAAAATCAAAAATCCTAAAAACGCCGAAAGGCAACTTTTTACTTTACTTGCGTCCTTTGCCCTTCGTCTTACGAGTCTTTCGCGTTTTACGTGCCTTTTTTGCCGCACGACGTTTGCGTCCACCATTGCGACGAGTTCGGTCTTCCGCCGAAGCTTCGTACGCTAACTTGCGCGCCTCAGCCGTATTAGGAATATCAACTTGCATAATATCTTCCGGCTTACTTGTGGTATCGGGGGGTGACACTGGGTTACGAGACCGTTTGTACCCGATAGTCTGATTACGCGGGGGTGAGAGAGATAGAGGGTCGTACGCAAGAGCTTTATCTATGCTGACTTTCTGCTGGCTCATTTACTTTACTCTCCCCAAAAAACTACTTTACATTCGGGGAATGAGAATTCAAAAAAATGCCGGACTCCGGGACATTCAAAAAGTATACGAGGCACTACGAGTTCAGTAAGTTGGGAGTTCACAAAAGGCTCAAATCTATCATACTTCGACCATATTTCTTGAAAGCATAGAAGATGATGATTTCGAATACGAGTACTGTTCCTCTCGTAAAACTGTAGCTCATCAAACTTATCTGCTTCCGGTTCGACTACGATACTACTATACTGCTGAGCACTTCTATTGTACGCCATCTCACAAACTGCTCTCCACACGGTCTGCCACAACCCTATTGTGCGAAACGCATAATATGGTTGAGTAAATTCATGCGTGGTTTCAATGTAAGCAACAATCTCCATTGCGATACTACGTTCTTACCGTGTAAAAGTTTAACCCATAATCAATCCCCACCAAAACATCGGGAACGGAAGACCGAATATTGGGAAAAGTCCAAAAGTGAATAACGCTAGAGTTCCAATAACATACCCTCCTCCCTGAAACAGTGTTGCACCATATTCTGCTCCTACCCGGATACTCGTGAACCAAACAGTCAACAAAATGCAGAAAATAGCTTTGGTGAACAACATCGAAATAATTGACCATACCACGTTTACAGGTTTAGAATCAGCTGACGATATATCCGTGCTTGATGGTGCTGAGAGCTTGAACTTTTTACCATCGGCAATCTTGTAAGAGCTTGCCTTTCCGTTAATTGTCGTATCCACTTTGAGGAATTTCGGTTTATTTGGGTTAGGGTCTGGAATACCTACAGTTGCAGGGTTCACGGTTATATCGATACTCCCATCATTCATGTACGTCAGTATCGCGCTTGTAACATCTGCCCAGTTCCCGTCATAACCATACTGCGCCTTTTTGATTTGAAGACCAGATGCGATTCGAGCTGGGGGCGCACTAATACTTATGCTGTCGCCATCGACTGCCGTTTCAATATTTGAATTTCCACCATTAATCGTGTAATTTACGGTTAGTGTTTTCAATTGACCAGGTGCTGGGTCTTTCACATTCAGGGCCGCTGGAGTGACTACGAACTTTATGTCGCCATCTTTGTTTTTAGCAGCTACTGCGCGAGCTACATCTACACTTTTTGAACCAACGCCATAGGACGCCGACTGAATATGTATGCCGGTGGACATTCTTATTATACGGCAGGATTATGAGCTGAAAACAACGTTCGCAACACCGCCCATGATTCGGAGATAATTGTAAGATTCCACAAATACCCTTACACCAAACGTGTATTGGTACTGCGATGTAGCAAGTGCTGACCCAGTCTGTACGACAGTAACCACATCATTCGGACCATACAACAGTCGTCCATTCTGGTCTACGGCTGCAGGGTTAACAACCGTAGGATTCGCGTTATTGACCGTGGATTTCAGTACGCACGATACAGTTTGAGTCTGCCCCGACTGAACGGTAGCGAGCGCTGGCTGGACGTACGTGTTTCGCAGAATAGGTTTGTTGAACATAGACCCATTCAGATGTCCACTTGGCTGAGTTGTTCCGTGTTCAAGTGCGAAAGAGTACGAATACAACCCTGGGATACTGCTCGATGTCTGGCCAGTTTGGTGACGGTAATTCTGGAGCTGGGAGAAGAAGTAGGTTTGCTTGTATGAGAACCGCTCCTTTCCATCGAGAATAATTGCGGATTCCAGTAAAATGTCCCGCTGCGACGTGTTTGTGGGAAGAGCAACCCCCGATGAATACTGCGGAGTCATGTACAACATGCCGGTAGAATCCTGTGGTGGTTTGTAGGGGTCTACCCAGTTCGTATAGTTATCATAATCATTCTGCTGGAGACGGTCAAAGCGCTGAGCGACCCACACCATTTGAGTACACAAATTTCGCATGAGTACTAGAGTATCATTACTTGCTCCTGCAAGACCATCCCCACTTGTTACATCTACTTGGTTCATTATGAACGAATGTTCATTCTTCGTTATATGGATAAGTTCGGCATCATTTAGGAAAATGTAGTTGGCTTCAATGAATGGACTCAATTTCCAGAACATAAGGGTAGGATTGGTAGGAACTGGAGCGGGTGAATATGTGGGAGGCGACAAGAAATTGTTCATCGTCATAATTGGACTACTTGGATCAGGAGCTATACGTACTCCAAAATTTGGGTTCGCAACTCCACCAATCTGCTCACGCACATCGCGAATCGTGAATAGTTGGTACATATTTTTCAATTCAATCACGATTTCTACGGTAGAATAGGTTAGTGCCGAAATAGGCAGAGCAGCTCCCACGTTTTCGCAAAACCAAAAATGGAGAGGAATGTTCAAAACTTGACCGTAAAGTGACGGCTCTGCGGCTGATGTCGCGGTAGAAATCGCATGCGGGTACTGGTTCATTCGGTCGTATGCGTTTGCTGGGTCGTATAGCTGCCGAACGTTTCCGACCATAGAGTTCACCATAGTCTTCTTATTCGCATCAAAATTCAAATCGGCATACAGTTTCATCCATTCTCCAGTATGACGCACAACTTCCTGTCCGTTAATAACGACTGACGCATAGTTAATCATATTGTACCCGATATTTCGTACCCACTGAAACTCATAGCCTATCGCAGCCGCATTTGCGTTGAGGTTTGGGTGAGTTCCCGGAACAACTTGATGGACCGGTGAGTAAATGTTCGGGAGCGTGAGTACTAGATAACAATCATTCACTAACTGTGCGAACTGCTCAACCTTCGCACGAAGAGTTAGAGATCCGGATGCCGGTAATTGTAAATTGGTTGTTTTGAACACCAATTCAAACTGTTCCATCGCAAAATCCGTGTGGCGCTTGTAAACAGACCTAAAATGCGTGAACGAGGGGTTCCCACATACTAGTTGATCTTGTGCACCTTTGTTCACTAATTGCATTAAGCCGCCCATCTTACTTATTTACTGAATAGTTTTATGTGTGAAGACTCCGCATTTTGTACATCCAGTTGTCTTCACGGTTATTGGAGTTGTGGTGCAGCTACACAGCGTATTCAACGTCAGAGATTTCGCGTTCGGGTTCGTAGGGTTCTCTGCTCGGGTTATATACGTCAATTTCTGTGACGCCATGAAATCTGTCCATGATGATGCTGGACGGCGAATTTTAGATGTTCCAACTACTTTGGAAATAAGCATTGCCTGGGAATATCCTAGTTGAGGATTACCTGGTGGGGCAATGTCTTCGTTTGTAGCAAGATTCACAGATACATAGGTTGTCGCACCACGAAGACGCTGGATGCGGGTCCATTCTCCTGCAGATAATCCACGAGTACCAGCAGAAATATTACTGGCCATTCTCTTATACTACAACGTGCGGAAAAAATGAAATAGATGTCGGGCCAGTACGTCGTCCAATCTGAAGAAGTCGTTTCTCATCCCCCCACGCACCATAATCAAATATCTCATTGCTCTGGGGATCTAACACCATCGCCATTCCTTTGACTTTAATTATCTGCAGACGCCTCTTTCGTTTAACGAGGTTCAGGGTATACAATTCATCTTTTTCATCATCGAGGTATTTGGGGCGGTACGCTAAGTCTTCAGCAGTTACAGATGTATCAAAACGCATACATTGAATCACTGGCTGTTCTTTCGAATGTAGTTTTCGGTGAATTTCACAATCAACGGCCGACTGCTTTAGTACCAACGCTAAACTCTTGATAAGACGGTTCTTACGAAAAGAAACATCGTACAAATACTCATCCGAGCTCATAAATGCTTCACGAGGTTCATCCCCCTCATACATTTTCATACCGGTATCGTTTCGGCGAATAAGGACTACATTGTTCTCTGACGATGCCGTTTGTTCTGGAGTAAAAACAGACATATAAAGTTTCACTGTGACTGTGCGTTCTTCGGGAGGAAGTGAAGAGTGGGAATTCAATCGGATAGCACGTCCAATAACCTGGTCAATACGTGCAGGATTCCAGTAGGGTTCCATAATGTAAACATTTCGGACATTTAGTAACGTAATACCCTCAGCCGCACTCGACGATCCCATCAAAATACACAACCGTTTTTCCTTGATTGAATCTTTAAGTGCCGCTGGAAATGTGTCCGTATATTGACCATTAAATATTTGACGCATAAATTCAAGTTCATCCTCTTCTTCGTCTCCAGTATACATTCCGTATGCGGGCTTACCCTTTTCCATCTTAGGGTCTTCTTTCCATTGTCCGCCTTCCTTAATAAGCTTATATCTCTGAAACCCATTGTGTTTTAATACCAACCCAAATACACCCAGACCTTCTAGAGTTTTGTATTGCGAATACACGAACTGGTTTCTCCAAGGTTTGTTTTCACCTACTCCCTCCTTCAAATCTTTCAGCATTTGAGCCATCTTGGGAGAGTATAGCGCCAAACTTTTGGGAGATAAGAACCGCTCAGGTTCTGCATCGAGTTTGTTAAGAATTACAAGTTTGTCTTCGGAAATAGGATTGCCCCACATAGACGTCTCAGTTTCTCCTGTTTCCTCGGACATCTTGTACTTGAATTCGGGAGGAATGGCGTAATTGCAAACAAGACGAGACGCTGGACGGTATGAACCCATATCGTCATTCAGAGAAGGCATGCGCTTCTTTTTGGCTTCACGCTCCAACTCTTCTTTGCGCGCAGTTAAGTATCGCAAAAACTGCTCATCGGACATTGGGATTTTCGTGAGTGTTTTATCTTCGTCTAATCGTTTCGGAAGCAGGTTTTCATCAGCACCTCGGTAGTATGAAACAAGACCCTGGATACGTCGACCGAACAATAATGCGTTCTTGATTTTAAGCCCGTCAACAAACGTTTTCATGAATTCTTCGAAATCAGTGGGTAAACATTCTAGGAGTTCAGTAGACATCTTCGTTTCATCTTCCAACTGAATACCTGGGAACTTTGTTTCAAAGTCTACTTTCCACTTCGAAGCCCAAACTTTTATATCTGGTTCTTGCTTGAAATCCTTATTGTATTTTACAGCAATACGTTCCCCTTTATCATTGTACACGCTCTCAAAATTTGGAGGATTGCGAGTCAACATAAATACTCGTCTCACTGAGTTGTATTCGATAGTATCTACATCCTTCAATTGCCGGAAAAAGGCCGTCATCATTCCTTCGTCCCATGTGATTGCCGATTTTGTAGGAACATTCACTCGCTCAATTGCTCCTCGCAAAAGATTCATGAGATACGCGATTTCCTGGGGACGGTTGATGACCGGAGTTCCAGATAAACATACAATCTTGATATTTTTAGCTTTGTACATGTAATCAAACAGCCGCATCTTGGTTTCTCGTTCATTGAACACTGACCCAATTAAGTTATGCGCCTCTTCCAAAACTACCACCGAGTCATCAAACATACGTTCGGAAGGAAGAATACGATCCACATTCACTTTGCTGATTCCGTTGTACCGGATAAACGTAAACCGCGAATTAATCGTATCATTAATTTGTGTCTCAATACGTTTCTTAAAATCAGGTGTGAGAGTGCTGAAATTCGGTGCGGCATCTTTTACGGTAACAAAAAAGGCTCCATTCTCGTCAAGGTACTTTTCAGTAACTCCTAGAGTCTTTGCTAATTCCCTGTCCTCCAATGTTCTGATTTTATGTTCTTCCCAATGTTGTTCAAACTTGTAAATTGGATCTCCGCAGTTACGAATCTCATTCTTGTAATTGTCCTCAAGTCGAGCTGGTGTGATAATATAAATCTTCTTGTTGCCCATGAGAGATTCTGCGACTGCGATAGATGAACATGTTTTTCCCGAGCCGAGACCATGGTAAACCAAGAGACCTCGATACGGAGTTTCTATCATAAGGTAATCGCGCACCAGCTTCTGGTACGGTTGCAATTGGAATCCCTTGGTTTCTGTTCCCTCCACATCCTTTTGCCGGTATTTCATGAATATCCGAGTTATAAAGTCAGAGAACGCCTTGCGATCAGGCAGTACGAAAGACATCCCACTTATTTTTGGGGACGAAGATATAATGGAGAGTTTTGAAGCAACAGTTCGCAAATCGCCTAAGCTCTGGATGGTAGCATTTTACTTGTTTTTTGTGGCCGCCTTTCTTTACGTAAAGCCAGCTATGGCGTTCGGTAAAGATGGTAATGTTCGGCCTTTCGGTGTAGCCAAGCGCGAGGCAACTGTATTTCCCCTCTGGTTGTGGATGCTCGGACTTGCTGTAGTATCCTATCTCCTGGTTGTCTGGATTTTGGACTTTGATTTCTAAGCAGTGGGTGGTGGTACAACAGGAGCTGACGCAGCAGCGTCCGCATGTTTCTTTGCATTCAGTTTGGCCAACAAGTCCGTCTTGAACTTCGACATTTCATCAGCGGTCGCAACACATACCTTTGTTTCCGAGTCGTGTACTGTCCAGACCGTCATTGGCCAGAGAACAAGCATTAAAATGTATCCAATACCCACTTTTAACGCGGTGTCTTCGTTGAGTCCTAAACTAACAAAAAAGTTCTTGAACGGTTCGCGGATAACGGTTAGGAAACTTGCGAGGAGATACATCAAACTCGGTGCTGCCGCGGTTATTGCCCCGTTCTTCAATGAAACCAAAAAATTGGTCTTTCCGCATTTTGAAAATGTCGTGGCCATCATGATAACCAACGATCCAACAGTTAGGCACGCAAATATCACACCAGTGTATGTGAATGCTTCCATTTGTTATTCCGGGATACTTTGATAGGAAGAAACTAGACGTTCCAGTCGACAAATCAGATCCAGCCTCTCAACATAGTGTGGCCGGATCGAACCCCGACATTCCGTGAGTGTTTTCCATCCTACTTCCGATACTTCCTTGCTCTGCATAAACGTTAACTTCTGACCAAGATTAATCAGTTTGGAATCTTTTAACATCGCTACGAAG